GTCCCGGCCTGCCCGGCGATGTTGTTCTCCCCTTTCATGGCCTTGCTGATGATGCTGTCGAGGGGCTTATCGACCGGAGCGCCGGCCTGCCCAAGCTGGTTCGATACCAGCCCGGAACTCGCCTCCGTTGCGGGTGTGCCGGTAACGCCGCCGTCAAGGTTCTCGCCGGTGACTGTTCCGGGGTCCACGCCGAAGTCGGTCGATGAGGCATCCACCTCCATGCCGGGGTCAACTCCGAAGTCCGCCGAATCCGCCGCGGCGGCTGAACCGTACTCCGAGGCACCGGCTTCCGCCGCGCTGGCCGCACCGGCAATGCCGGTCGCGAGTGATGCGATCCCGAGCAGCCCGCCGATCTTCATCAGGTCCTGATCCTTGGTGATGTAGCCAAGCCCGCCGACGACAGCCGAACCGATGGCGACCGTCGCGGCAAGGCCGGTCACGGCCCCCGTCAGGACAGGAATGAGCGGAATCAGAAATGGCATGGTGTTCTCCTAGCTGTCCAGCGTGCGGACGACTTTCAAATAGGACGGGCACATGAGCCAGCCCGCCTGTTTCAGAAACTCGGACAGGCGCTCGTCCAGATTGGTGTTGATCGAAACCGATACGACGTGCTGCTCTGCGGCCCAGTCGGCAAAACGATTGAGCAGGCTGAATCCGGCGCCGGGGTGCTCCGAGTACCACGCGATCACCTGCGCCTGCCGCCCGTAGAACATGGGGTTGTCCCCGACCAGCGCCATGATGTGCGCGACCACCTTGTCATCGTGCTCGGCGCAGGCCCAAAAGCCTTCCTCGATGGCAAGGAGCGCCAACGATTCAAGCTTGGGCCACGATGGGGTCATGCCGATCTTCTCGGCTTGAAGCCCGCGCAAGACCAGTTCGCGGAAGTCCTTGCGTTCTATGTCCTGGATGCCGGCCTGCCGGAAGATCACGCGCCCGCCTGGTTCCAGTCCTGACTGTACCCGGCCAGATAGTTCTGCAACTCGGCGTCACTGAGTTGTTCCGGGTTCGTGATGCCGAGGCTTTGCAGGTACGAAATCTGGTCCGTGGTCAACTGGATGTTGTTCGTATCCCCCGGCACCGTCCCAAGGCCAGGTCCGCCCGTGTACACCCCGGCGTTGATCTCGTTGTAGAAATCAAGGATCTCGCCCATCGGGATTCCGCCGAGACGCGCAAGACCGGCCAGCCCCACCCGCATGAGCGTGACCTGCTTGTCCACCGCCGACTGCTTGGCGGCCACGTCAAGGTCCGGACTCTTGAGGATGTTGGAAATCTCGAGCTGGCCCTGCTGGAACATCCGGCCGGCCGAGTCCATGAGTTGGGCGCGGGTCTTGGTGTCGGCCTCGATGTTGGCAAGGTCGTATTGGGTCTGGGCCTGCAGGGCGGCGATGCCGCGCTGCGTCCAGCTTTGCAGTTCCGCCTGGTCCTGCGCCTGATCGCCGCGAAGTTTCTGGAGACTTGCTTCGACCTCGCCCTGGAAAGCAAGGCGCGTGGCCTGGTTGGATTCCCCGGCGTTGAACTGCCCGGCCTGATTGAGCGCCGACTGGTTCGATGCGGAGGCCGCGTTGTAGGCGTTGGCATCGGCACCGGCAATGGGGAGCGCCGAACGGATGGCCGCATCCACGCCGGCCCCGGCGGCGATGCTGGAATTGAGCAGCCCGCGCTGGTTGGCGGTCTGCATGGCGGCGGTGCGGGCCTGCTGGAGGTAGGGGGAATCCTCGGCCAGAAGCGAGCGCAACTGGCCTGCCACCGTGTCGGTGTCTGGGTTGATCTGGCGAAGGGCCGCGTCGTAGCGTTCCGTTCCCGGTGCGCCCGGCATGTCGGGCATCTGCGCGTTGGGTCCGCCGTAGTTCGCCGTCCAGCGGTTGAACAACTCAAAGAGGTTGTCCCACTTGTTTGTGGTCCCGCCCGTGCCGTCGCCGGTCCCGGTGCCAGTACCTGTTCCTGTTCCAGTACCCGTGCCAGTTCCGGTCCCGCCTCCGGTCCCGTCACCCGTTCCGGTTCCACCGCCCGTGCCACCACCCGTGCCGCCGGTGTAAGGCTGCCCGCCGACTTGGCCGGCACCACCCCAATTCACGGGGTTGTTCGGGTCGGTCCACGATCCGGTGGGCGGTGCGCCGTAGTGCATCTGGTTATTGGAGTCCACCCAGATCGTGTAGTTGTCGCCCACCGTCCCGCCGTACTGATTGGTGCGAAGCACGCGAATGGGCCCGGACCCATCGGTGGGGTATTCCCAGAACCACCCCGGCGCATAGCTTGACCCGATGGCGTTGGGTTCCGCGCCCGGGGCGGGCGGGGCCACGCCCCAGATGTTGTTGGATTCGGCCAGCGAGGTCGGGCCCGAGACGGTCGGCATGTCTTGGGCGACGTTGGCGAGCGCCTGGTTCCACTCGTTGGTCGGCTGGTAGTTCACCTGCCCCAGCCAGTCGTCGATCTGCCCCCCGGTGTAGTTCTGCCCGATCCAGTTGGTCGCCTGGTCCTTGGTGATCCCGGCGGCGTCCATGTTGGACATGAACGTGTTGATCTGCTCGGGCGTGATCGTGGAGGGGTCCACGCTGTTCACCCATTGCTGGGCGTCCGGCGTGCTCCACCAGTTCGGGTCGTTCCAGTTCGGTTCGGCCATCTCAGTACCCCTTCATGGGAAAGCCCCAATTCGACCGCCCATACGGGCGCGGCTGCGGTTTTGGGACCGGCATCGAGGGCGGCTGGTTGAAGGTCTGCGGAGTTGCGGGCGGAAGCGGCATCGCCGGCTTGTTGAACGTCTGCGGGGCGGCGGGCGGGACTTGCATACCAAAGCCCATTCCACGGGAAATCATGCCGGTGCGGTTCATCATCGCAAAAGTCTCCTGGGCGTGTATTGAAGAATCACGCCGCTAAAGGTCACGGGTGAGTAGTAATCCGAATTGCTGGTGACGATGATCGACACGTTTTCGGCGGTGCCGAGCATGTTGGCGTCACTGGGGGCAAGCGTCGTGCCGTCCCACACGAAGGCGTCCCACACGAAGGTGTCCCAGTTCACTTGCCGGAACGAGGTCTCGAGCGTCGTGGTGCTGGGCTGCGGGATGGTGGTCGCCGCATACCCGAGTTCATAGGTGAAGTTAAACCCCGCATACCCGGACCCGGACAACTCGAACACCGCCCGCCGGTATCGCTTGTTGATGCGCGGGGACTTGCCGAAGTTGAAGGCGAGGTACAGGTACGCCTCGATGGCATCCCCGTCGAACGAGGTGCCCTTTTCCATCTGGTAGACCCATCCACTGGAGGAACCAAAATAGATCGCCTCCGACCCGTCGGCTTTCTCGGACGACCAGATGCACTTGATGGCATCGGCAAACAGGACCGGCATCAGCCCCACGACCTTGCCGTTGGCAATGGTGAGGAAGACCCCGTAGTTGTCGGTGAAGAAAAGCCGGTACTGGTTCTTGTCCCGGCAGATGCAGCTTGCCCGCGAGGCGCTGCGCTTGCCGGTGAGCCATGTCGTGATGTGCTGGCTCAGCGTGGCGCTGGCGAAGTTGCCGTAGGCTTGCGTCGCGGCGAGCGAGGTGATGCCGCGGTCATCGAACTGGATGGCGGACCCCACGTATTGCACCGTGTAGGGCAGCGCCCCGGCCTCCTCGGTCGTGGTGACGAGGTTCCAGTCCGAACTGCTCGACCCGTACAGCACCGATGTCTTGTTGCGCGAGTAGATGGCCAATGCGCCGGCCGTCTCCGAGGACGGCAGCGGCATGAAGGCGGTCACGTCATCGCCCATCGCGATCTCGGAGGCCCCCGTCACGGGGCTCCACTGGTACGGGAACCCGGTGGAGGAGTGCTGCACCGATTCGCCAAAACTGAAAAACAGGTGATTCTTGTGCCCGGCCACGTGGTCCGGCGTGTCGGTTGTCATCCCGGTGGTGATCGGCACGTAGATCGTGCCGTCGAACTCGAAGCCCCGGTTGACCCCATCGCAGCCGTAGATGGCGTTCGTATTGACGCCGCCGCCGAAGTTGTAGATGTCGAACTCGTAACGGCCATCGGGCAGGATCGTGATCGCGGTCTGGGCACCGGAGGCCGTGGCCGCGGCACCACCCGAAAACGTGATCGCGCCGGCGGCGAAGTTGCCGCCCGCCGGGGTGGTGACGATCAGCCGTCCCGCCGCCGTGCTCCCGCCCCATGTGCCCGAGGTCAGCACCACACGCTTCAATGTCGCCGTGACCCCGCCCTGGGTGATCGTCTCGCCCTCGGCCGGTTCCGCCGCCCCGCCTGCGGTGAAGGCCAGTTCGTGGTGGAGCGTGACGGCCGTCCAGCCGCTCGAGCTCGACTTGTAGATCGCCGCCGCCGTCCCGCCGGCGTTGTTGCGGAAGGCGTACACAACGTCATTCAGCATGACCACGCCGAGGATGTCCCCGGATCCCGTCACGGCCGCGATGTCGCTGCGGTAGGAATCGGCCGCGAGGTTCTTGTACTGGTTGTGGAGCGAGGCGGTCGAAGCCCCGTCCACGATGGCAAGCGAGGTGGTCGATCCCTGCGGGCTTCCGCCGACGTTCAGGACTTCGCTCGAATTGAACGTGCCGGTGATCTTGGTGATGACCAGCGAGGTCGAATCCGGCACCGCCACGATCACGCCAGTGGCCGTCGAATCAACCCCGGTGATGGTGTTGCCTACCGCGAACGATCCCGTGACCGTGACCCCGAGGACGGCATAGGCCGCATCCGAGGGGGCCGCCTGCCCGTCGAATCGCTCGTAGCCTGCGACCCGGCTGTAGCCGCCGTTGATGGAGCACTCGAAGTTCTGCGCCTCGCGGCAAGTGCCGTCGCGCTTGGAAATCGCTGGCGTGTCAGTGTCAAGCCCTCCGGCGAATGGGATAAACTGGGTCTTGACCGGCGGGAGGTCGGATTTCATACCAGGGGTCCGGCGATATAGCACTCCGGCAGTTGCGACTTACGGACTTGCGTAAGCGTCCGGTGGTACTCGTCCCGCGCGCGGGCCACGACCTCGCCCGCCGACTCAAACATCCCGTAGTGCATGAGCGCCCGCCACACGATCAGGTTGTGGAACTCGCTCGGCAGTTCCGGCTCATCGCTGTCCCCGCTCAACTCCGTTGCCGCCTTCTGGTAGTCGGCGGTCACGGTGTAGCCGGTGGCGTCCGGGATGGGGTACAGGTCAATCGTGTCGTCCGGGCGGATGGTGAAGTGCGTCGGCCTGCCAGTGGTCGTGGTGTTGGAGGCAAACCCGTACACATCGCGCCATTCCCGGTACGGGACATAGACCATGTCCTGCTCGTCGGACACCCCGGTTGCGGTGATGTAGCAGCGGAAGGTGTCCGGGAGCCAGCGGCGAAACGCGGAGATGGCCGCGAAATCCGTGTAGGCGTAGTTCTTCGTTCCGTTGACGGTCGTAAGCGAATCGCTCCCGCGCATGAACCGCCACTCATCGTGCAACTGCTGGATGGAAAGCCAGGCGGCATTGATCCACTCGACCAGCCGCTCGTTCTCGCCGGTCTGCGCGGTGGTGCCCGCCGGCCCCGTCCCGGCAATCCCCGCCTCGCGGCGGAGATCCTTGCACAGTTGCAGGAAGGTGCTCATGCGCCCTCTTGCAGAATCTTCAAAAGCCACGCCGACCCGTTGGGGTTGCGGTCCTCGATGACCGTGAACGGGTAGCGAAGCGCGTTGGTGGACGGGTAGCGGATGTTCCGCACGCCGTCGGCGTTGACGAACTCCTCCTGCCCGTAGGCGGTCTCCTTGCAGCGGGCCAGCACTTCGACGTACTTGCGCTTCGTGACCTTGGCCTTGCCGCGCTCGAACAACTCGATGCGCCCGTCGTTCCAGACCGGGATCACCTTCTCGGCGTTCTTGTCCACCGTGGGGGTGAGCATGATCGTCACGGGTTCCTCCATGAACGCCAGCGTTTCCGTCTTGGCCTTGATGTGCGGCCCATCGACCGGGACCACCTCGATTTCGGAGAGGACCGCCTCGCCTTCCGAGGGGAGGGTGCGTACCTGGTCCTGGCCGATCTTCACTTCGGTGGTGTCAATCTTGCGGGGTCTTGCCATGTGTCCTCCAAAAAAGAGAGGGGGCTTTCGCCCCCTCAAGGGTTAACCGCTTAGGCAGCGGTGAAGGTGATGCCGCCGGCCGCGCCGGACTGGCCGGTCACGAACCAGGAGGTGCCGTTGCTGATGACTTCCACCCAGTCCCCGATCAGGCACGTGCTCGCCACGAAGTTGATGCTGTCCTCGTTGGCGGCCAGCACCAGCGTCGAGTTGACATCCGCCATGCCCTCGATGATGTTGTCATCGTTGTCCGAGGTGACGGTGCAGTTGCCGGAGGTGGGGATGGTCGTCACGACAAACTTGAACCGCAGGCCGGCGGCCGCTGCCGGGAGCGAGGAATCGAACCCGGTGGCGCTGTTCAGGAAAAACGTCTTGCCGGATTCCGCCGCCGTGATGACGTTGGTGGTGGTGACGACTTCGACGTTGGCCGAATTGTCGGCGGCCATGTTGATCTCGGCCGCCGTGGCCGTGACCACCGCCTGATCGTTGGCCGCGTCGGTCAGCATGACGTTGGCGGTCGCCGCCCCCGGGTCGGGGATGCTGATGACGGAAGCCTGCGCCATGCCAGCCGCCTGGAGGGTGACCGACGTATCCCCGTCCTGATCCGCGCACGACAGGATGAACTTGCCCTTGCTCGCGGTGGTCGGGAACACGTCCACGCTACCGGCCGTGCCTGAGGCCCCGGCATCGAGGTTGGTCGTGACCAGCGCCGCGATGGTCTTGGTGCCGTTGACGGTCTGGCTGCCTTCGGTCATCACGAACGAGGCGGACGCCCCGGCATCGGGGATCGTGTAGGTCCGCGCCCCCGACTGTGAGGCATTGACGATGGTCGTGGTCGTATCACCCGCCGAGTCCGCCGCCGTCAGGGCAACCTTGCCCTTGCTGGCCGTGGACGGGAAGATGTCCACGGTGCCCGCCGTGCCGGATGCTCCGGCGTCGAAGTTCACCGCATCGAAGTTGCGGCAATCACCGGCGTCCTTGTTGGAATCGACCACGATGGCCTTGCCCGCGGCGACCGTGCCGTTGGTGATGCCGTCGATCTTGGCGAGGTCGGCCGCGCCGATCGCGTCAATGGCCGCCAGTTCGGTGAGGTCGATGGTGCTGACCGTGTGGTCGGCGTTCTCGAGCAGGATGGTGGAATTTGCGCCCATCCGCAGCTTGCCGAGGACGCGCAAATGGTTGAATACTTTCCAGTTCAGCATTGTGTAACTCCTTGTAGTTCGGGAAAAAGAAAGCCCCGCCGGGTTTCCCCGGCAGGGCCGCGAAGGTGCTGCTTACTGTTTACGAGGTCTGCGGACGATCCGGCAGCACGAACACGTCAACGATCGCGCTGGTGATGCCGGTGGCGTTCCAGTTGCTCGACCCGAAGGTCCAGGTGCCGGAAACCGTGCTGCCGCCCTTGATGATCTGGTAGGCGAACGGCACGAAGGCATCCGGGATGGCCGGGAACGGAGGCGGAACCTGAAAGGCGGAACCGTCCCAGTCCACGGTATCCCCGGCGATGCACTTGACGGTGCCGCCGGAGATCAGGCCCCAGACCACGGTGCGAGCGTAGTTGGCGGTCAGCGTGATGGCGTTCCCGGTGACGTAATCGGTCGTCGGGGTCGCGCCATCGGTGATGGCCGTCTTGGTCGCGCTCTTGCCGTTGATGCAGTAGTTGATGGTGACGGTCGTGTCGTGAACCGTTTCCGCCCCCGTGGCCGTCAGCAGGCCGGTTGTGGTGCAGAAGTTCGCACCGTCGAGGTTGTTGGGCTTAGCCATGATGTGCTCCTTTAGTCAGTGATTAGGTCAGGGTGGACACGCCGCACTCGATCACGGCCATCCAGCCGTTGTTGAGCACCTTGGCCGCCGAGTAGAACTTCGCACCCACGTAGCCGCGCTGGCAGGGGGTCGTTCTTGTCCTTCTTGCCGGGCGGGATCCAGGTCGGCTCCATCGAGTCCGAACCGCGCAGCGCCACATCGCCCCACGCATCCTCGGCGCACACGATCACCGGGTACACGTCGATGTTCGCGGCGTTGTTGGTGGTCGCGTAGAGGTTGGTGTTCGCCCCACCGGCATCGGCGATCGAGGCCAGCTCCGGGGAGACGATGAAGCGGAAACGCTCGACCGAACCCACTTCCATCTGGTGGACCGGCTTGCGGCTGCCGTACTCCGAGACGTGCTTGAAGCCCGGAAGGTCGCGGATGTCGGCCTCGCAGTCCGAGTGGCAGAACACGAGGAACGCCGACTCGACCGACGCCGTGCCGTAGTTGGGCGAAGGCGCGAGGATCGAGGTGATGGGCTTGCCGTGGTTGGCCATGAGGTTGCGAGCCACCCGGCGCAGCACGTTCAGGGTCAGCGCCTCGTCCACCGTGGCGCGGGTCGTGCCGCCGGAGTAGTAGACGTTGGTGCAAGCCTTGACCGCGCCGTAGCGGATCATCTCGCGCACGAGGCCCAGCCGCTCGCCGGTCTGCTTCTTCATCTCGGCGGGGATGTCGTCCTCGTACATATCGACCGCCTTGTCCGTGACGGAGTACAGGCACCCGTACTGCTGGAGGGTGACGGTCACGTCCTGCGGGGTGATCGTCTCGGCCGAGGGCGTGGTGCCTTCGGTCAGGACGTGCGCCGAAGCGGTGACGCTCGGGCGGTTGATGGTGTTGGCGTTGGTGGTCGCCGCGCCATAGGGCAGCCAGCGGCGGAAGACGATGTTGTCGCCGTTGTTCTTCGGCATCTTCTTCATCTGCCCGGTGATGCCGAGCACTTCCACCGGAAGGGCGTGCTTCAGGATCTCGCCCTTGACCTTGTTGATGCGACCCGCCTGGGTCGTGTAAGCATGGGTAGCCATTTAATTCTCCTCAGAGGCTGCCGGAATTGACCGAGTTGAACCCGGCCACAAAGGCGTCCTCGTCTGTCATTTGGGTTTGCGGAGGTGCGGCCCCCCTCGGGGTGACAGCGGCCTCCAGTCTTGTCTTGTTGGCCTGCGCGGCCTTCATGGCCTTGTCGCGCTGGGCCTTGAACTCCGTGATGGCCTTTGCCGCCACAGTCGCCTTCGGGCTGTCGAACTGCGTTCGCTTGTCCTCGGGCAGGGCGAACCACCACTTCTTGAAGTCCGGGGATTGCAGAACCTTGTCCCAGTCCTCGTGGATGGCGGACATGATCTCGTTCTGCACTTCCTGTTCTCGCTTGGCCATCACGGACTGGAACTGCGGTCCGAGTTTGGCCAGCACCTCACGCTCGATCTGCGAACGGTCCACGGGCGGCTCCGGCGGTGGCGCGGTTGCCTCGTTCAAGTCCTCGGAAAGATCGCGGGCCAGATCCTCGCCGTAGTTCTGGCGAATGCGTTTCAGGGCCTCGGGCGTCAACTTCTTGCCGGTGGCCTTGGCCGCTTCCATCTGCTTGCCCTTGATCTCGCCGATCATTCCGTAGATGCGGCGCAGTTCTGCTGCGTGTTTCTGTTCGATGGCGGCCGTCCTGGCGTTGAGCATGGCCTCCGCCTTCTCCTCGGCTGCCTTCTCCAACTCGGCACGCAGGGTGGCGAGCGGGTCAGCCGGTTTTTCCTGCGGCTCGGTCGCGGGCTTCGACTTGACGGGGGCCTCGCCCCGGTCGTCGTTAAAGCCGGCCTCGAATGCCGCCTGCGCTTCCTGCGCGTCTTGCTCGGGTGTTGCTGTCGTCTGGGCCTCCGGCGCGGCGGGTTGCGGCGCGGTTTCGGTCGGGGCGCTGACTTCGGTTTCCTCGGTCATGGTTTTCTCTGGGCGTAAAAAAACCCGCACGATGGCGGGTCCGTTCGGCAAGGGGCCCGTGGGTCGCTTGCCACCTGTTGCGGGGATTGCTCCGCGCTAGTCCTCGATGATGGGCCGGTCTGCTCCCAACGAGAGGATGTTCTTCAATTCCTTGATGCGGCCACGGATCTCGGCGGTCTTGCGCTCGTCGTGGTCGCCGTCATTCATGGACCGCAGTGTGTTCAGGCGGTAGTGGCAGTGAGCCTCTACCTTGAGCCACGCCTGCGAGTTCTTATCCCCGGTCGTGAGTTCCGCCCGGGCCGCATCCACAAGGGGAGTCGGGGCGGGTTCCTGCGGTTTTGCGGAACGCGACTTGAACCAGCCGATCACGCCTGATAAGCCTGCCCGTTAGGGGCGCGGCCCGGTGGTTCGGTCGGGGGGGTGGCCACCTGCTTGCCCTTGATGTCGGCGTAATGGCTGGCCACGGCCAATTCCTTCTGCGTCTTCAATTCCATCGCGGATTCGGCAAGGATGGCCTTGATGCGCTCGAGATCCACGGCGTTCTTGCCATCGGCCATCGCCATCTCGACCTGTTGCTGGAGGCGGGCGATGACAATATCGACCTGCCGGTCCTTGTCCTTTTCCTGCGCCTCCATCTGGGCCTTCTGCTGCTCGGTCTGGGCGCGAATCTGGGCGACTTGCACCGCCGGGTCCGGCGGACGTTTGCCGGCCTGCTGCTGGAGTTGCTGCATTTCCTCGTCGGTGAACTGGAAATCAGCCGGGTCGAGGCGCTGGGATGACAGCGCCTTGGCAATCCACCGCTTGGGGTCGATCCCGAAGGCCGGGTTGAGGACGAGCTGCCCCATGCCCATGATGCTCTGGGCCTGGGTGTCGCGCTCGACCAGGGCGCTCGAGCCCCGGGCATAAATCTGGAAGTCGCCCTTCAAATCGTCATCCCCGTACTGGAGCAGCCATGCGTAGTACCGGCGCACATGGGGTTCGGTGATCTTGTCATCGAACGTGCGGGCAAGGCGTCTCAGGACGGAGGTCGCGTTGTTGTTCAGCATCTGCATCCCGCCCAGGGTATCCGGGGCCTTGCCCTGCTGGCCCTGCAACAGGAGCGGAAGCCCGGTCACGTCCTCGGCCATCTTGAGGCCAAACTGGATGATGTTGCTCAGTTCCTGCTGGCGGATGGGGATGTCGATGTAGGTGAATGCCTTGCGAACGTCCTCCTCGTCGGCCCCTTCGTTGAGATACCACAGCTTCCGGCCACGGATCTCGTAGTTCCCGTCCGCCGGTGTAATGGCCCCGTACTTCATCACGAACATCCCGCCGCCGGAGACCCCGGCGTTGTCCATCATGTTTCGAGCGGCCGCGTTCACCATGCGCTGCGGGGTGCGAATCTGGCGGGCCACGCCAATGCCGGCCCAACTGCCCTCGCGGCGCTGCCACGGGAACACATCATAGGGAAACTCCCCGGTGTCGATCGGGTTGCGGGCGGCCTTGATGACGTGATCGTTGACGATGGTGAGGATGGCATCGACGGTCTTGCCTTCCTCGCACTCACAGCCAGCGGCCAGCATATCCTCGGCCTCGATCTGGCCGTAGTAGTGCCATACCTCGAACAGGTTTTCCTTGTCGCTGTCCTTGAGCTCTCCGCTTGAGGTGGTCTTCTGCGGACCTTCCTTGAGACACAGGTCAATCTGCGCCTCGATGTACCCGGGAAGCCCCTTGAGTTCGGCCAGCTTCTTCCTCGTGAGCGTGTCGCGCTCGATGATGTAAGACCCCTCGTGGATGTTCTCCCCGCAGGCGGGATCGGGGTACAGGTTCCACGGGTCTACCCGCACGGAGCCGGGCTTGATGTCCTCCTTCATCACCATCTGCCCGCCGGCCTCGTTGGAGAAGTAGGCGGTGGACTTGCGCTTGACCGGGCATGGATGCCAACACCCAGACGGGCTGAATCCTCGATGACCTTGCGGACTTCGGCGTAGTACTGGCACTCGATGAACCAGTCGTCGATCTGGTCTTCCGCCTTCTCGGCCTTCTCCTTGGCCTCGAGGATCATCTTCTTCGCCTCGGCCACGGCCTTTCCAATGGCCTGCTGCTTCATGGCCGGGTCGGGGAAGGCGGCCGACAACTGGGCGTCATGCTCGGGCATGATCTGGCCCTTGCTCATGGCCGCAAGGCTGTCGGGGACCGGCGTCTCCTCGCAGGCGAAGTTCCGCTCAT